CAGACGGAACCTCAATCGGCATCACAGCGCCGGGAGACTTCATGCGGATAATACCGCCGGGTGTTGCATTAAGCGCATCGTCCAGATTGACCTGACCATCCACTACGCCTAGACGGGCATTGTTCGTGAGATATAGGTTATCGAGCATCTGACGGGTAACCGTAGACTTGATAAGCTGGATGTCCATCGTCCGATCAGCTAGCGACTGACCAAAGAACTTGTGCGGAATAGGAATAGGGCACAGGCTATGGAACGGGATTACATCGCATTCCTCATCGTCCAAAATCTCACTGCCAGCATACAGAATCTTACGCAACTCAGCGATACCGTCACCGTTAACGTCAATGTAGATATAGCACTCGTATACCTCAATGACCTGCATTGCAGGATCTAGGCTGATGTTCTCGTCTGGCTGCTCACCCTGAGAGAACCTTGCTACTCGCTCAGGCGTAAACTGCAAGTCATCGTAAGAAGGCAAGCCCTCAACTACCTTCTTCTTAAAGCCCATAGCAATCAACTCGCTACGAGTCATCAAGCGACGATGAGCCACAAACGGGCTATCCTGAATAGTTCTTGCCGACTTGCTAATTAGGAATTCTTCTGGCGGTACGTTCTCAATCTTTACGCAGCCGTATTCCTTAGACTTCTTGATCTTTACCTCGAACTTAGGGATCTGAATCGGCATACCCATCATATCTATGCCGCCATCCATGAACTCGACTTCCTGTTCGACCACCTCAATGCCGGGATCAGACAAGAGCATAGCCAGTTCATCTTCGCTCAGGTTCTCGTACTTCTCAGTCTTAACGTCTTCCTTTTCTTCCCAGTACGCTTTGACAACGCCAACCTTCTGCATCAAGGCATCTTTGAACCAGTTGTGCAGGATCAATAGACCATCGTTCTCACGATAGAACACCCAGTTACAGTAGTCTGTGGCTTGTTTAGCCGATTCCTCATCCTCTGGACGAGTAGGCTCAAAGTAGACAATATCCTCAGTTGTCGTAAAGACTCGGATAAGTTGTGGCAATGCACCATCAATAGCCTCAGCTACCTCACCAGTAACGATCTGGCTACGGCCTTCTACCTCATTGCCGTAAGGATTACGTAAGTAATAGTCCAGAGCCTTGCGTCGTAGCTCGGTAGTCTCTGTCTCAATGTAACCGATGGCATTGTCGATTTCGTTCTCAAGAATGCCCTTGATCTGACCTTCATCCATCTTCATAGCAAATCCTTAACGGAAATTTTGCCTATTATACAATCCAATTTGTCTTAATTGGCAATGTTGTTGACCACGAACCGTCGCTCTCGTCAAGCCCTATTGCAAGGTATCTGAAGGCATCAGCGTAGTGGCTAGACCAGTCATGCAAAGGTTTCTCATAGAAAACATTGCGCTTCTCGTCATGCTCCCGACGGTAGTTCCTTAGCGCATTAAGCCCGTTCTTCGTCTTGGGATGAAACCAGCACCGGGGAATAAGTCTTCTGACCGCTTGTATGCCATCAGCCACAGATAAACGTGGACAAACCGTAATCGATAGCCCAGCCTCCTCAAGCACTTCCTTACGCGATTTACCTGTGCCAAGTTCCCGTACTTGTACGTCATGCGGAAGGATTTGGTTAAACTGTTCATACTTGTTATCCCTCAGCCAGTTGACGTACCAGTCTAGTCCTTGCCCGTGATTTTCGATGCAGTCCAGTAATCTAACTTCTTTTCCAGCCAGTTGAGCAATCCAGATAGTAGTGCTATCACCCATTCCAAGATCCCAAGCAGCAAAAGAGCGGCACAAGTCATCACGAGGAAAATCGCTAATACGACCAAGTTCCTCAAGATCGTTAATAAGTTTCCCAAAATAGCTCCCTTCCACGGCAGAATTAAAGTCGCATTCGAATTCTTGCCGATACTTGTCTTCACCCATCTCAAGCTGGGCTGCTTTAAGCTCAGACTGCGGCAGAATTTTTGTTTCGCTAGCCTTAAACTCTAGGTAAGCCCAGCCCTCGGTTTCCTTAGCTCTATCCGCTAGATCTCGGAAGTGATTCGCACCCTTAGGCGTACCTATGAATGAAGCCCAGCCTAGCCGGTCAGCTAGAGCAGGGCGAACAATCTCATTCCATATCTTTGGGTTTTGGTCACCGATCTCATCCAGCACCACACCATCGAAGTACTGGCCTCGTAATGAGTCTGCATTGTCTGAACCGTACAGGCTTATGCGCCTACCCCAGAAGTCAACCCGAAGCTCGGCAATGTTAGCCGTAGCTCCTAGCGGTCTTGTGTACTCGAGCAGGTAATCCCATGCTACCCGCTTGGCTTGGCTATACGTAGGTGCAATATATGCAAACCTTGGGTTAGGCTTGTCGCACTCTATCGCTGCTTTGATAAGGTGGTTGATTGCGCTAACAGTCTTTCCCATACGACGATGGGCAACCACCACAGTAAAACGATGCTGCTCAATGGCATCATGGATCTTTAATTGCTGCTCTCTAGGCTCGTAGTTAATGACTATTTCTGTCACTTAACGTATCCGCAGTTCAAGCACTTGTTGTTTACTAGAAACGCACTGCACATAGGGCAGTTAATCATCTTGTACGTCATCTTTAGCCTTTCCGCCCCATCGGACTACCATTTCCTGAGCGCCACCATTAGCGCCAGTAACCTCTTGCTTCTGCGTCTCAGCCCACCGCATTTGAGCTTTAGTCCACCAGATCAACGCAGTCGTATCCCCGCCCTGAGCCTTGCTAAACAACGTCTTAGCTATCTGTGCGCTGGCTTTAGCCTTACCTACGTCTAGCTCAGTCCGATAATGTTTCCGCAGCGTCTTATCATCGATGCCTATCAATGCGCCTATCTGCTCATGGGGCAAGCCTAGGCCAGCCGATGTCTCGACTATCCGCTTGTTTTCTTCTGTTGGCTTGTGCTCTACCATTTTATTGAGGGTAAATGTTAATCATTGGTTAATAATACAGCCTTTTTGCCTGTAAAGTCTTCCCATCTCTTTACTATTACATCACAGTATTTAGGGTCTAGTTCCATTAGCCTAGCATAACGACCATTCTTTTCTGCCGCCAACATAGTAGTTCCGCTACCACCAAAGGAATCAAGCACAATATCCCCTCCCTTTGTATTGTTTAGCATTTGATATTCAAACAACGCCACAGGCTTCATTGTTGGATGCTCACCATTACGCAAAGGCTTATCAAACTCAAGGATAGTAGTTTGCTTACGATCAGCTGCCCATAAATGCCCTGCGCCTTCTTTCCATCCATAAAGACAAGGCTCATGTCTCCAGTGGTAATCCTGCCTTCCCATTACCAAACTAGATTTTTTCCATATTAGGCATTGACGAACCTTCCAACCGGCATCTTTTGCCGCGCCACGAAAGTTATATCCCTCTAAATCTGCATGCCAAATATAAAATACAGCTCCTTGCTTCATAACAACATCGGCAGCAACATACGCATCACGCAAAAATTGGCGAAATTGATCATCGCCCATATCATCATTTTTTATGGTTAATCCTGTGCCGCCCTCATACGCCACATTATATGGAGGGTCTGTTAGCCACATATCTACCGGCTGACCATCACATAGTTTTTCCATATCTGAAATGCTCGTACTATCCCCACACATTAACCGATGATTGCCAAGTTGATAAATATCACCTAACTTAGTAACCGGCTCCTCTGGTATATCAGGAACAGCGTCCTCGTCCGTCAATCCGTCTACCTGTTCAGGCTCCAGTAAGGTATCTAGCTCTTTTGGATCAAAGCCAAGAATGTCTAAGCTAAATCCAGCTTCCTTTAGGTCACCCAACTCTAGGGTAAGCATTGACGTATCCCAACCAGCGTTCATGGCTAGTTGATTGTCAGCAATAACGTAAGCTCTTTTCTGGCTCTCGGTCATATTCTCTAGCTCAATTACCGGAACCTCGGTATATCCTAGCTTTCGAGCAGCCAATAACCTGCCATGACCAGCAATTATTCCGTTAGTTCCGTCTACTAATATTGGGTTAGTCCAGCCAAACTCTTTGATACTGGCTGCAATTTGAGCTACTTGAGCGTCAGAATGTGTGCGGCTATTTCTAGCGTATGGGATTAAAGACTCTACTTTTACTTGCTTAACTTGCATTTGCATTATCCTTTGGATGTCATGCGCCGTAAATACCCTCGTATATATCCGGTCTGTTAGCCTTTATCCACTCTCGTGGTTCTTCATGGCATTTCTCAAAGTCTGTTCCTACTGTCTGGCTTCCTGCGTGATGAACATAAGCCCTTGATACGAAATGCTCAAACCCTGCTTTTTGCAGGTCATGGCATATTATATTATCGGAATACCAATTCGTGCTAGGAAACTTGGCTACATCCCATGCCTTCTTCGTTATGGATGCAAATATTGGCGCTATCACTCCTGTAGGCTTAATCATTGTCTCACTAGCCCATCGTAATCCTAGCTGCTGGTCTTCCTCTACTGGAAACCTGATGTTCTGGTCAGGTAATACATAGTCAGACCTAGCACCTAAGAATCCGAGATTTACGCCATTGGATTCCAGAATTTCCGCATCTTCCTTGAGCAGATCTATAGTACTCGGTGTTATAACAACGTCATCGTTAGCTACGATCAGTGAATCGTGTCCC